ATGGATAATATCCAACACTACAAACATGTAGCAAATCTAGATGTGGAAACTCTTGATGAGGCATTCGAGGTTGGTAATATCGGCCCTGAGGAAAAATATACTCGGTTTGCTCGGATGCATTCTGTATCTGTTGGTGATATTCTGATCACAGACTCTGGTTCAACCTATGTGGTTGCAGACTTTGGTTTTGATCTTATCGAACCACAGTTCATGCTTGCAGTTGAAGAACAGTATGAGGAGGTGGCATAATGGCTATTGTAAAAATAAATGATGGATTGCCGGTACACGGCTCACCACAAGACCGTGGTTCTGCAGATCGCTACTATGGTCGCCCTTATAACCCTCACTGGTACCCTGCCGGTACTGGTAAAGGTGCACGAATCGAACGTGGCTCTATGACAATGGATCAAATCAATGAGTACATGTATGGTTGGGATAATGAAGAAGATAGAAAGGTTTGGTAAGATGGTTTTTGTGTTTAAAGGAATTGGAACTATTTTGATGGTACTTGCATTCTTTATGGTTCTAGGTACTGCTGGTGCCGACTGTGATGGTAAGTGTATGGAAAATTCACTTACAATGGGTGAAATCTTTTTGAATCTTGTGGTTGCGGCATTTGCCGGATTCACTGGATACCAAATGTATGCTTATGGGAATGATCTAGATGTCTAAAATGGGAAATGCCGTGTTTGCCGGCCAAGAATTTGCACAACAAAATTACAATGTTGCACGTGATGATTTTGTAAAACTTGTAAAACAAGAATTTAAATCAATGGCAACTGTTGAAGGTTCCAGTGCAATGGAAGAATATGATGTAATCCAACTGGACCTAAATAATTATGAAAGCTACCTACTTGGAGATGTAATGAGATGAATGCTGAATCACCAAAAGATTTTACAATCAAAATTGATGATCCATATATGACATCAATGAATGAGGCATATGAAAATATGTTGGAAATGGATATTACATCTGGAGATTTGCAATTGAGTTTTAATCTAGGTGATGATATTGAATATGCATTTAATGAGAAAAATATTCTTCAGGAAATGCAAGACTATATTGATGGCACATACAGTGCACATTATTCACAAAACAAATACCAATCAACCCAAATTATTGAAGATATGGGTCACGGTATGGGTTTTGCCCTAGGTAATGTGATTAAGTATTGTCAGCGTTATGGCAAAAAAGAAGGATTCAATAGGGACGACCTAAAAAAGGTCATCCACTATGGTATCATTGCTCTTGCCATGCACGACAGAAAGGAATAGCAATTTCTCAGCACGCGCATTTTGATTCAGTTGCACGTTCTTAATGCCTTTAATTAGCGAGTGGATTATCCAGGGCACGTTGCAATTTACTTTGCAATCTTTGTTCCAGGGCTCTCAACTCCCGTGAGATATTGTTATTGAGACGTTCTGCTCTTTGATCATAATCATTTCGTTGCTGTGTAGCGGCTTGGTCATAATCATTTTGCAGAGCGTCTCTCTTATTTTCAAAACGTTCTTCTGCATTGTCAATCATTGATCTTACATCAGCAGTAATCTCTTGGATGTCATCCTCAACTGCATCCACAATCTTTTCAACATGAGCAATATCTTGTCTCATATCTGATTTCATATCTCGGTTTGATGCCTCATTGGCCTCAATACCATTTTGCATAAATTCTAATTTATCACCATAAACGCTTATAATCTCTACATGAGAGGCACTAATCTCTTTGATTGCTACCAATTCCTCACTGAGAACTTCTAATCGTTTATCAAATCCGGATAGATCAGGTGCAACATATTCCTGGATCTGTTCCTTCATATCCATATAATCTTTATAAAATTCAAATCCACCCCATAAGGCACCACCCAAGGAACCAATTAATGGGAGGATAAGAAGCATTTTGCCACCACTGACCCTTACGCCAGCATATTCAACCTCAGCCATTTGTTCCTCCTAGTTGATGTATATGGGCTTTGAACATATTTCATATTGCCCTTGTAGGTTATTTATATGATAACAGGTATATTCCGCTTTTTCTTCCCATTTCCAATTTTTACCTTTATACCAAGGTCTTTGTGCCACAAAAGCTCTATCCTTGGCAATACGTTCCTTCCAATCTGCCTGACGATGTGCTGTCATACAAGGTGAGGCTTTATTGAAATTAAAACTATTTAAACGAACCTCTGCAGGCAATGTATGATCATAACCATATGCCTTCAAACATTCCTTTGCCGCCTCATTATAATCCGAGGCAAATACAGGTGTCGCAAGTAAACATAATATGATTGCTATTTTCTTTCCCATTGCATATCCACCATTTGTTGATGTAGAACTTGTTGGGCAAGACCATTTAATAACCCACGGCGATTACCCGTAGCAGGACTTTGTGCATCAGGAATGATTGTTTCATCATACCCTAGGCCTATGGAATACCCTTTAAATTCATAGTTAAAATTCTGAATCGCAAATATTTCATTTTGGATTCTCTGTTGTTCCTCCAGTGTTTGCGCACTAGCAAGATCCTGAGCTAACTGTTCGGCCTTTTTGGCCAATAGTTGTCTAACCTTTTTTCGTTTTTCGCTAGGCGACATTCTGGGTTCAGGTTTCCCTCCAGAATCAGATTCGGTTTCTCCAGAGTCTGTTTCTTTTGGTTCATCACCCTCTTTGTCCCCTTCGCTATCCACTTGCTCGTCCACATTATCACCGGACTCGGTCTCTGTTTTTTCATCTTCAACCTCCTCTTCGATAATAGGTTCCTCAACTGGTTCCTCTTCCTTTTCCTCCTCATCAAATGAGAAGTCAAAAACTATTTCCTCCTCCACAGGTTCTGGTTCTGGTGGAGGTGGTGCAATTTCTGCCTCGATTGTTTCCTCAAGTGTGGGTTCTGGTTTTATTTCCTCAACCTCAACCACAATCACTTCTGGAATCTCTGGCATTAAATCTTCAGGTTTAATTTCAATAAAATCTTCTATCTTAATGTCATCAAATACAATATCATCAACAATAGGATCATCAAGTATGTCAATGACATCATCATCCTTTTTGGACTCCTCTTCTAGTTCCTTGGCCTGTAATTCTGCATATGCAGCGGCATAACCAGAACATGATACAGAGTACAATGGATCATAGCTACACTGTTGTTCAATGTAAGCTTCTTCATAACCTGGGCAGGTATCCTTGTATAATGGATCAAGTGAACATTGTTGGTTATAATATGCTGTTTCATAACCCGGACATGTATCTTTGTATAATGGATCCAGTGAACATTGTTGGTCATGATATGCTGTTTCATAACCCGGACAACCCGTGTCATATAACGGGTCGGCCGTGCATTGCTGGTTATAATATGCTTGTTGGTAACCTGGGCACCCGGAATCATACAACGGATTAGCAGAACACTGCTGATTGTAGTATGCAGTGGCATAGCCAGGGCAACTTGAATCATATAGTGCATTGGCGTCACACTGTTGCTGAAACAAGGCTTCAGCGTATCCCGGGCACTCAGCACTATATAGCGGATTGGTATTACACTCCGTAGGATAAATATCAAACGGTGTGCCTGACCAAATTTTTGCTTCGTCGGCATCCTCAGCCGTAAATGTATAGGCACCATCCACGCTACTGTCGTGGAACAATATACCTTTCACTGGATCATCATCATTCTGAAAATCTTGTACGGCACCCACAAATATATCATGGTTTCGTATATCAATTTCAAAATGCCATATATCTGTTTGCCCTGTATCGTATATTTCAAGAGCAAATGAGTTTAGAGCATCGTTGTTATAGTATTCTGCAACATTGCGCCAAAAATATCTTTGTGATTTTATACCATCGTCATATTCATATGATTCTGTGTAATGCCCAGAATCGTCAACACCATCACCATCAATATCCACATTGGTATTGATTGTGTCGGTCCATAATGGGGCAATCATATGATTGAAATATGGTTCGGCAGTGCCGTTGTAATTATAGTTCTCTAAGTCCAATCCATGGCAGCACATCCAGTTAAATGTGGACATAAACGTGACCACCCCATTTGAATGCATCCACGAATGGGTATACAACCTCTGCCCTAATGGAAAGGAAAAGTCCAATGGAACACTTGCCCTTTGATCATCACCAATGGTAAGTTCCTCAACAGAATCCGGCGGATCCCAATTTTGGGATCCGAAACTAAAGTCTACAGAGTCCTGGATATATTCCGTACCGTCTGGGGCAGAGGTCTGTGCGTTAGAGTAGGAGAAGCAACAAAGCCAGACCACCAGCGCCCATAGCAGCACCTTTAAGTTGGTCATTTCTTCTCTCCTTATCCTTCATATCTTCAGGCCTTAACTCAGGATATGCTTCCCAAAGTGCTCGAGCCTCTTCTCCAATCTTACCCATAAATGGGCATGGAGTACCGGCCATTTCCATTGCATCAAATACTCGTTTATCCTGGCATAAATTTGACACTGCTGCCACTTTCATACCCATATCGTATAGAGTTTTTGATAGTTTCAGGCGTTCACAGTTCATATCACGAACGTGTCCACCACCAGAAATACCTAGTACCTGTGTTTGTACTGCACCAGAAAAAGCAATAGTACATACATCTGAGTTGGAGTTATTGATAGAAGGGGAGATTGCGCTGGGTGGGGGCGAATTAACAGTCGTCTCCGTCTCACCTTTTGTTGTAATGTTGCTGGTTGTAGTCGATTCAGTTACGATTGGGTCTGCTGCCCAAGCCAATGATGATACCATAATAAGACCAGCAACTAGTGTTGCTAGCTTACGCATTTTATTAACCTTTCACGGTTAGAGTTGATTCAGTTGCAAAACTATTTATACAAAAAGTGTTTACTTTTCAAATAAAATATAGTATAATATAAATACAATTGATGCGATGATGCTAATTGGAACCAGACTGGACGCGGGGGCAGTACCCGCCGCCTCCACCATAAACACACCTATGAGGCAGCACTGAAGCCGTAAGAACCTCTTAATATAAAGGTGTGTTTATGATGGGGGCGAACTAGGATCGACAGATGTGGAAGGTTAGAAGAGTGTCACAAACTGTAAATGCAAACGATAACTTTGCACCTGTAGATTACGCCATCGCGGCATAGTTTACTGGGCCCGCCGGAGCCTCGAAACAGAATCCGGCAACTTATTATAGGTATTTGATGTATTTTGATATTTTTCTTTCTTATGCAATTTACTATTTTTGTGCAACAATAGGAATTACCCTAGGTTATCACAGGTATTTTGCTCACAAACAATTTAATGCTACACCTCTTATGGAGGTTGGAATGCTATACATTGGGCTATTATGTGGTGGCCAATCCCCTTTGGCCTGGGCAGGTGTTCATAGGATGCATCATGCATATGCTGATACTCCATATGACCCACATAGTCCAATCTATAAAAAATGGTATGAGGTATTATTCTCTACGTGGAGAGTAGATTACATACCTAGAAAATTTGTAAAGGATTTATATAAAAATCCCAGAGTCATGTTCTTTCACAAATGGAGATATATGATTCTGTTGATGACATATTTTCTGGCATATATGATAAGCATACGAATAGTGATTTACCTAATTATTGTGGCTATTTTATCCTATCTGTTTTATGGTGCCCTTAATTTACTAGGACATGATGAGGATGGTCCACAAAATAAATGGTGGATCAATTTGTTTGCACCCTTTGAAGGAAACCATAATGACCACCACAAAGGATAGAATTCTAGGTTTAAGCAGAGCCATTCGTACCCCTGTATTACCTGAGGTATTGGATGTAATACAGGACATTAGGCCAGAATATGATAGTGTTGCCGAATATAAAACCAGCATTGTTAATTGGTTAAAACCTATTGTTGATCTTTCCAGGTTCCATGTTTATCCTATGAATGGGATTACACAGGGATTGGATTGGTGGTACAATAAGGAACAAAGATCGGTTACAATGGCCAAGGGTGATTATCAATGGATTGATCCTAAGGATGGAACCAAACGAATACATTATGTAAGTGTACCAAGTGCCATTGATGGTAACTTTGTTGATATACCAAAGGATACACCCACGGCAGTTGACCTGGCATATGTAGGTAGTACCTGGACACAGAAAATAAATTTGCCAAAAAATACTGAGGTTGTTTTCTACAGTCTGAGTAAATCCTTTGGTGTAAGGAATATACGCACAGGTTGGATTTTTACACGGCACAAGGATCCTAAACTGGAGGCATTGGTACATAATGCAAAATATTACAATTATTATGCCAATGCAGTGAGTGAAAAAATTATATCAAAGTTTCCTGTTGACTATATCCGAAATAGATTATATACACAACAGGATGAGATTTGTAAACAACTAAATGTTTCTCCCAGTGATTCGGTTTGGTTGGCAACCACCACGGATCCGGATTATGATAAGTTCAAACGAGGCAATATAAATAGGATTTGTTTAGCAGGAGTTTATAAATTATGATGAAAAAACAAAATCTGCCCACAATTGCAAATTATAGATTGGATATTAATTTAAATAGATTAAGATTCCACTGTGATAGGATTGCAGAAAAGTTTACTGATGTGCGCAGTGCCAATCCAATGCTTTGTATGAATCACGAAGAATTAGTGAATAGTGTGTATGATAATTTTGAACAAATTAATCTAACCACACCAAGTGAGATATTACCTTATACAGCAAGTATTAAGGAAAGACTCAGGCGTAGAGAAGAGCATTTGTATAATGTGCCTACCGAAGACTATACCGGTAGTTATTTTGAAGAGATTGTGAACCAGCTCAAGGCACCGGCAAGTAGAGTTCGTATTACAAAACTGGCACCAGGCAAGACAATTCCTTTCCATGTGGATTATGATGTAAATTATGCAGTAAGATGTATCTGTCCTATCTATGGTAATGACCAGGTAGTAAATCTGTTTAAACGTGATGGTAAGGTTGAGGCATATAATCTAGAGAATGGTAATGCATATTTTCTAAATATTGGTTATCCCCATGCTGTGGTTAATATGGGTGACAAACCAAGAATTGCATTGATGTTTAGTTTAGATGGTACAGATGATCTGGAAGCTATGTTCAATAACTGATTACCAAAAAGAAATTGACACTCTTTTTCAGCAGAATAAAAACCACAAACATGCAGACAATTATTTAAAAGAACCATTGTTTGAATGGACAGTGTTTGCTCGGATGGGATTTGATCCTAACCTTGTTTACTATTCTGCTGGTATTGAAAGACCAGAATATGATGGTTCAATTCGAATCATGTCCAGACATACCAGGGATGTGCAATATGATTTTGGTGGGTGGAAGGCCGACCTTAACAGAGGATTGGAAACCTTAGACCTATCTACCGAAATGGCTATGGATTTAGGGTATGATGATATATGGGTATCCCGTGAGGAAAGCCCTAATTTATTAGCATATTTTCAAAAAAATAGTAAATACAAATGGACAATTAATTACGAAAGGTTACCTGTTGGAGGAACTCAATACGTCCTTCGTAAAACGTAAAGTTTTTCTGGGAACAATATCATCAGTATATGAGGACTGGGCACCTTATGCTGTAGGGTGCCTTATTTCGCATTGTTTGAAGAATGAGTATATTGCAAAACACTATGAGTTTCTCGAACCAGAATATAGACATAAATGGGATACCGAAGAGTTCAATGACAAATTAAAACAAACCGACATTTTGGGATTGACCTGCTACGTATGGAACCAGGTTGCAAATGACAAAATAGCAAAAAGGTTTAAAGAATATAATCCGGATGGCATTGTTATTTTTGGTGGCCCTAACGTGCCAGAGGATAACCTTGAGGAATATAAAAGAGATTTTGTTGATCACTACATCACAGGACCGGGTGAACTTGCATTTGAAAAGTTATTGGACCCATCGGCAGAAACAGAATATGTAATCCCTAGTCCATACACTGATGGGATATTTGATTCCATTATGGATAGGAATGTGAATGTGGCATATGAAACTAACAGAGGTTGTCCATACAGATGTGCATTCTGTGACTGGGGTGGTGTTGCCCGTAGTAAAATTAAAAAGGTGGATGATGAGGTTGTATATAAAAACCTAGATCATATCCTTAAACACAAGGTCAAACGCCTTGAAATACTTGATGCCAATTATGGAATATTTGAAAGGGACCTAAATTTTATCCAGCATATTGTCGATAATAAGAAACGAGATGACATGTTACTCACATTTGCAGGGTTTGCAAAAAATGGTAGCAAATGGATGGCACCAATTATGAACCTTGTGATGGATAATTTTAATGATAAAAAGAGAAACATCAAAATTAGTCTGCAGACATTTACACCAGAGGTCCTGGAAACAATTGACCGTGATAATATTAAAACAGAAAAACTTTTGAGCATTCTTGAGGATCTGCACAATGTTGATGTAAACACTGAACTAATTATTGGGTTGCCTGGTGAGACTGCAGAGACCTGGGCAGACACTTTGTTTAAACATAAGGAACTGGGTATTGATTTTGCCCGTGGTTATCCATTGTATATCCTACCTAATACTCCTATGGCAAAGCAGGAGTATAAGGACAAACATGGAATTAAAACCAAAAAGATGATTTTGCCTGATGGTGAAACATTCGAAATGATATACGAGTGCAACTCCTACGGCCTGGATGAATTAAAAAAGATATACCTCACGTGGTTATATTTTAACACGTTTTATAATTTCGGCCTGGATAAAACAATCACAAAGGAATCACTTAACGAATTTTTGGAATCACCACCAGGGATTATGCAAATACACGAGGTTACGGAATCACTTGATAGGATTTTTAAACCAGAACCAGAGTTTTATTTAAAGGATTATGACCTTCAATATCTTCACTATTATCTGGGACGAGGTAAGGAATTGATATATTTGAAGGAGGCTGGATACCCCATAAATAATCCTGATAAGGAATTAAGAAGTCCATTTGCGGTAATGACATGAAGGTAGCAGTAACAGGTCATACATCAGGCATCGGTAAGGCATGCTTTGATTATTTTGATTCGATTGGATTTAGTAGAACAAATGGGTTCAATATTAATAATCCATTACGGATCATAGATAATCTGAAGGATAGTACTGTATTCATTAACTGTGCACATGGTGGATTTGGTCAGGCCACAATGTTAAAGGCTATATTTGATGAATGGAGAAACCAGGAAAAACATATCATCAATATTGGTGTTACCAAGGTGGACGTAAGGGCATGGGAACTTGTGCACGAATCATACAGTGTAGAGAAACTTGCGGCACATGCCATGGCAGACCAATGCCAATCACTTCCAAGAAAATGTAGGATTACCAATCTGTGTTTGGATGCAGTTGAAAACTATGGTGGCGATATTCAATATGAGGATATTATTAATGCGATTGAACACATTGTTAACAATCGGCTTGAAATAAAGAGGTATGTAATATGAGATTTATTCCCCTTGACATTCCTAAATTTCAATTTAAACAAAAAGTGTTGGATGAATTTAATCCCAGTACCAAATTTTATTGGTGGTCTGAGGAATACATTACCGAATGGGATGTGAAGGAAACTTTGCATGCCCCGGCACGTATGCGCAATGTACATCTTGAATTACAACAATATATCCAAGAATATATGCCATTTGATTCTCTGACCTTATGTAAATTATCAAGGGCAAATGTGGATGTGGGTGCACACGTTGATGATAGTTACACAGAGTTTAAAGGGCCTAAGGATAATTGTAAAATCATTTCCGAGGAATATAGGCAACACCAATTGGATACAGAGCCTTGTGGTTATAGAATTTTAATTGAGGGTGACAGATCAAGTCTATATCTCTCTGATGGAGAACCGGACGTTGTAGATGATGAATTAATCTACAGCAATAAAACATATAAAAAGTCCTGCGTAATCCCAGAGGAAACAGATTGTTTTGCATTGCAATCATATGGTAGTATGCACGGTGTGGATAAAACACCCGGCGATGATAATCGTTTGCTTTGTTTTATTATTGGTTGGATCAATAAGGAAAAACATAATGAACTGATAGCAAGAAGTGAAGAAAGGTTTAAAGATTATGTACACTATGCATGAAAATACATATTGGCCAACATTTAAAAAGGTGTTTGATCTTTATCAACCTAAAACAATTGTTGAAATCGGCACATATTATGGTGGCCTTTCCTATAGGTTCCATGAGTTACTTGGTGGTAATGGGCATGTGTTTGGCGTGCAGACACCGGATGAAAACAAATTAATCCATGTACCGGATTCCAATATGGGTGACTATAGTGCTGGTGAGGCAGATGGTAATATTGACACACGGCTAGGAAAACATGATTGGAAACGTGCAGTAAAAAAATATTTTCCAGAAAAATACCACCACCATTATGATTTTAATTTGGTCATTGAAACCTTCCAAAACATGGAACATGGAACCCTTGTCCTTGATACATCGCCGTTTAAATATCCATGGAAATTTGGATACGACCTATGCATATTAGATATTACAACAGAGGTTGAGGAAAATGAAAAGCAGGTTGATTACTGGATTAAATATGGAAATGAAGGATCTGTATTGATGGTTGGTGCCTGGACACACCAGGATGAGTTCTATGAATTAGCTCAAAGAAAGTATGGATTCCTAACTCAGGATATAAGCAAGGAAGGTACCGAACATGTTCTATTGTGCTTATGAGTTAAATATTCCTAACCTTGATTTACTTAAAGAAGAGTGGAAACAATTTTGGCCGAACCAACCATCAACCTGGCAAGGCAGTGCATATCTTGATTACAAACAGGTAGGCCCAGAAACAATTAAATTATATGAATTATTTGATAATTGTTTTCTTAATAATATGAGATTTATCAAGGCCCCTGCCGGAACCAATTGGAAAAGGCACATGGATATTGATGTTGAAGAACTAGATTATTTTGATGGTGAGATACCACCAAGTTCCATCAGGGCAGCAACAATTAATTTTCTATTAAGTCCACCTGATCAAAATAAAACTCAGTTTTGGACAGATTTAAATTGTACAAAGCATGACTGGAAAACACATTATTATTATAAAGGCACTGAAAACTGGAAATTAGTGGATGAAAAATTATTGACAGAAACACCACAATTAATTAATACAGGCCAATGGCATTCCATTGATATTACCCATGAAAGGTGGATGGTAGGTTTACACTTCTCCCCCATTGTATCATTTCAAAGTGCCGTTGAATATTGCAGACACAAAGGATTTTTGATTGAAAGATGATTATTGTACAGGATAATTTTTTAGACGAGGACTACCTACAATCACTCATTGATGTGGTCAATAAAGGCAAACGAATTAAATTGGATTCTTCTGGTTCCCATGTTATGAAGGAAAGGTCTGATTATGATTGGTATATGATTAGTTCTGAAATCAGAACCAGTCCAATAAGGTATCCTTTACTTGAAAAAATTGATGCACTTACCGGCCAAAAAACGCCAGAGGAACTAACATATATTCATTTATTTGCCAAAGAGTTTGATGAAGGTAGTTACTGTGCACCACATGTAGAAGATCCAGAGTTATATGGTGATTGGACCTTCATGGTATATTGTACTGACGAGGAAGATGGTGCACTGTCAGGTGATGGGTTTTCAATCCTACCTAAATACAATAGACTGGTATTAATGAGGACCGGTACAATTATGCATAAAGTTGATAAGTGCTCGGGAAGCAGATTAAATATTGCCGGATGGCCATATGCCACCGATGAGGTTGTAAGAAGATGGAGGGAAAATAACTAATGTTTAACCCATGTTATGAATTAGATTTAAATGTGGATGCTGGTTACAAGGAACTGGTAATGTCGGCATTTGATGAATTAAAGGATAAAAATAGAAAGTATCTACAACCGGAGGCCACAAAGGCAGAGTTTCCTGAACTGTGGAAAGTGTTGGGTCCACTTGAGCCATGGTTTTGTGAAAAGGTTCGAATCATTAACCACACCACAGAGGATCTAGGTACATCGGCAATTCATCTGGATGTGAATGAACATTTCCAGTATGAGAATACCAGCCAGGATGCCATTACACAATGTGCCCTTAATATTCCATTGTTTGAACCGGTTGGTGATGTAACACGTTGGTGGAGACAAAAGAACCCTGATGTAATTATGCCATATGATTTTTGGATTGGTGATGGTGATAGTCTGGCCACACACAAGACCAACAACAATATCTATGACATGGAATGCATTTACGAATTTGAAATTAAACACAAACCTGTTTTATTCAGAACAGGTATCTGGCATAATTGCGAACAAAAGGTTCCTCAAATTCGTTGTATGTTGAGTTTCCATGCACATTATACAGTTGATTGGGATACATTGGTTTCAACTGCTATGCGATACAACCTACTATATGAATCCGATCCTCGTACGACGCATTAACAAATGTGTGTTTTTTAGTAGTGTCAATAAGATAATGGTTACCATCTGCAGGTAGCCTAACCACCTCATCCTCGATGACAAAAAAACAATTTTCATTTGTGATAAGAGGTATGTGCATTCTAGGACTTTCATCCACGTGGTAACTATAACATGTTTTACCAGGCATTTTCATCACCCTGGTTCTTGTCATACCTAAATTTTCAATTGTTTGGTTTGTATATGGCATGTCAAAAAGTGGATATTTAAAATCAGATTCCTCATGCCCCAGTTTTAATGAATATAGTTGTCCCAGACCATATGTGTGATCGGTTTGTCCTTCAATACCTTGTAACATAATTTGATTTGAAAATTCTGGCAGAATCTCTAATTCAAGTAATATTCTTTCAATGTCTATGGACATATGGTAATTTCCTTTACTCTGTGAGGTTGTCTTAGCACCCATCCAATTATACCACAACAATATTCAATGGGCATCTTTTTTGACTCAATGTGTGCAACCCTAGGACTATCAAAATAGCCAAATCGGATTATTGTTGTATTAATACCCTGATAAAATAATTGTTCATTTGCCTTATCAAGTGCTGCCTTTTCCACGGCATATGGCCATGGTTGCCTTTTATCTTGGTCTGGTGAATTTGATCCAATATTTATGATTTGTTTACCTAGTTCTGCTGCCTTATATAACAATTCTACCTGATTGAATCCATCATGTTTGCAATTAATGAATATATCACAATCATTTAGATTATCCACTGTATCATATTTTTCATATAGTGCCTTGCCCAGGCCTCTTCTGGTTCCAGTAATATAAAATTTATTCATATTCTATTTATTTCAACCTTTTTTTCCCAGGTAGGAAATTCCCAATTATCATCCGAAGATCCTTCCCAACCTAAGGAAATATCCTTATTCAATACATCAGGGTGAATACGTCTGGACATATTGGGATTTGGATAACCAATTCCAACTATACATTTGGTATATGTATTATCAATACCAAGGACATCATCCTCTCTGAAAGCAGAACAACACCCAGTTCTATATCCAAGTAAATTGGCAGTTAATAAAAGTTGACCAATCGCAACACCAACACCAATATCCATAATTCTATTTTTTATTATGTGTGTATATAAATCTTCCTTACGAGTTTCATCATCAACAATCATATGGGTTCTTGCCCGCGCCCTTGATTGATCCCAATCATCACAAAAGGCCACCAAAAGATTTGAATTAATTTGAGGATTGGTTACACAATACTTGTCTGATGTGTCTCCATTTGCATCCATATCAACACTTTCATCGGCAACGGCATAAAATTTTGTTCTACTGTATATGTCCTGTATAATGGATCTATCCGTTGACCAATAAATCTTGTAATGGGTTTCATTTTGTTTTGTTGGTGCATACCTAATGGAATCCAACATCAGCTGAATGTCCTCGTCTGGTATCTGTTTGGTTAGATCCCAGTTCCTCTGACAAGGATTGGTAGATTTTATTGCAGATAAAAGTACATTTTTTTGCATTTTTTTTAAAAAAAGTGTTTACATTGTTCAAGTTATTTGGTATAATATATGTATAAATTGAAAAAACGCCTAAGGAGAAAAAAATGGCACATATGGTAGAAACAATGGCATACGCAGGTGAAGTTCCATGGCATGGACTTGGCGTACCTGTTTCGAATGATTTGACTCCGGTCCAGATGATGGAAAAAGCCGGCCTTGATTGGGAGGTCCGTGAGGTGGAGTCATATGTTGAATATGATGGCAAAAAGATGCCAACCGGTCAGAAATCTCTGATTCGTACAACTGATGCAAAAATTCTTACTAACGTAGGTGAGAATTGGAACCCAGTCCAAAATGAGACTGCATTTGAGTTCTTCAACGAATATGTTATGGCAGGTGATATGGAAATGCACACTGCTGGTTCACTTAAAGGTGGACAAATGGTTTGGGCTCTTGCAAAGGTTAAGGAATCCTTTGACATCTTTGGTGGTGATCAGGTTGATTCCTACATGCTTTTCTCTAACCCTCATCAATATGGTAAAGCGATTGATGTTCGCTTTACTCCTATCCGTGTTGTATGTAACAATACACTGACCCTTTCTCTTGACACTAAATCTGATCGTGCCGTTAAGGTTGGTCACCGTACCGAATTTGATCCAGATATGGTTAAGGAACAACTTGGTATTGCCCATGAAAAGTTCCAAATGTACAAAGAGATGGCTCAGTTCCTTGGTAAAAAGCGCTTTACTGCTGATTCACTGATCGAATACTACAACACTGTGTATCCACGTACCTCGGACAAAAAGGTCCAGGACAAGGCACTTACTGCTGACACTCTGTCACGTAATGCTAAAATGTGCCTTGATGCACTGCACACTCAACCTGGTGCAAATTATGCCGAAGGTTCCTGGTGGCAGGCATTTAACTCTGTGACTTATATCACAGATCACGTCCAGGGTCGCAACCCTGATAATCGTTTGTATTCTAACTGGTTTGGTTACAACCAGGCTCGTAAAAAGGATGCACTTAAAACAGCAATTGAATTCGCGGAGGCAGCATAATGGCAAAAGCACATCGTTCGGATATCCTGGGTGAATGGGCTCGTGAAAATGGCTTTGAGCAACTTGCTCGGGCCTACCACCCACAGGAAGTAGAAAAACGTCGTCAGAATGCCATCAAACAATGGCATGAACAACAGAGGCGTAAGCAACAAAAAGAACAGGAAAAGCGCCGATAGGGCGCTTTTTTTATTTTACAAATGGTATAAATAGTGTTATATTAGACTCAAGGAGTGCAATATGGCGTATACATTCTTTCCGAAACAACGGATCGAAATTAGAAAAACACTAAGTGATTTCCCAGAGGCAAATCTGGTTGAGATCGAATCACTGTTTTCTCTTTTAAAATCAAAAATGGAAACGCCAATTAACATTGATCCTAAAAAGAAAAGCAATGTTAATGTCTCCCGTGCCCTGTCTGATGAAATGTCAATCGCACAGATTAAGGATAAGGCTGGTCTAAAGAACATTAAGATTAAATTTGGTAATGGTTCATCGGGTAACCGTGGGGTCAATAACCGTGGTAACCTATTTGAACCACAATTTGCTGATGCCCTAATGAAATGGTGGTCTGGTGAAGAAATCAATGATGAAATTCTAAAATCAATCCAATACTTGGATAAGGTTTATGATTTTTCAAATTCAAAGAAATTTAAGGTAAATGTTGTAGGTGGTGAGAACACAAGACGTCCTTTGCAATTCGGTAGTAAAATTGAATTGGCAAATACCAAAGGCACTGGGTTTGATGTAGGTAAATCTGTTACAGACATTACAGTGGAATTGGATAAAAAGGATGTGTTCCTATCATTGAAACTTGGTGGCACTACAACATTTTTTAATGTTGGTATTAAAACAATTCTTACCAAAGGGCAGATCCAGGATAGATCAATTACAAATGCAAATGGTAAGAAACTATTGAAGATGTTTGGAATTGATGAGGGTAAATTCTGTGATGTGTTTAATGGTGATATGACAAAAGGTGAGGTTGACCGTAATCCAAAGTTTGATAAATCTGCATTGGAACATATGTTACAATCAGGTATTGGTTTCGGTTATTGTATCGTGCATAAAAAGCGTGGAAAAATCCATACCAAGAAAATGGATAAATCTGATATGATAAAGGCAGCACGGATACAGGGTAAACCTACAGTCTTTTATGGTGGTAAAACAGGTCGTGGTAAGAGAATTGACATTGAGTTCTCATCTGGAGATTATACATTTAAACTAAACTTTAGAGACACTCAGGGTGGTGATGGTTACCCTACACGATTAATGTGTGACTTTACGGATAAGAAATGATGGTTGGATTTAGCGAATTTATAACCGAACAGAAAAATACACATATGACTCACATCGAGGACAAGGTCCTATACGGTGGTGTCAAAGGTACACGTGAGGCAATCCTTGCACTAAGGTCGCTCCGTGATATGTTGGGAGGTACAAAGGATGGTAGTGTATCTGTTAAATGGGATGGTGCTCCTGCTGTGTTTTGCGGCACTGATCCTCGCGATGGGCGATTCTTCGTGGCGAAAAAAGGAATCTTTAATAAATCTCCCAAAGTATACAAGAGCAATGCGGATATTGACGCTGACACATCTGGCGATCTTAACTCTAAGCTTAAACTTGCTCTTAAACATTTTGCTGAATTAGGGATTAAGGATGTTATTCAGGGCGATTTTGTTTTTGGACCAGGTGACGTCAAAACAAAAAAGATCAAGGGTAAGTCGTATGTTACGTTCCACCCCAATACGATTGTATATGCAATACCGGCTGGCACGGACATGGCCAAGCAAATTAAGACAGCAAAGATTGGAGTCGTTTGGCATACAACCTACAAAGGAAAATCATTTGAAACAATGAAGGCATCATATGGTGTCGATGTAAAAAGGCTTAAAAAATCACCAAGTGTATGGCAGCAAGATGCCATGTTGCGTGATATGACTAAATATACCATGTCCAAGGAGGAAACCAATGAAGTTAATGAATACCTTAAGACTGCAGGTTACATCTTTAACCGTATCGCTGGCACTACACTACGCCAACTTGAGGCAAACAAAGATTTGGCACAACTTATTGAGACTCACGGCAACACTTTTGTCCGTGCTGGCCAAATGCCTCCAGATCCTAAACAAAGGGTTAGCGCACTTATCAAGTGGATTAGAGCTCGTTATCAGAAAGAAATTGACTCTCGTAAAACAGATAAGGGAAAAGCTGGACAACAAAAGAAATTAGATGCCATCCTATCATTCTTTGATGATTCAAATAAAAGATCATTAATTGAAATATTTGAATTGCAAAGAGTTATAGTCCTTGCGAAACTAAAACTTATAAATAGTTTAAATAAATTGAATAATGCACAAACATTTTTGAAAACAAGAAAAGGTTATCGTGTAACAGACCATGAAGGTTATGTTGCAATTGATAAACTTGGTGGTGACGCGGTTAAAATTGTTGATCGAATGGAATTTTCATTTGCCAACTTTAACCCAGCTATATTAAAAGGATGGGATAAACCAGGGAGAAAATAAATGGCGCAATTGTCATTTAAAGATTATATCACAGTAGACTATCGCCCAGGCGAGCCTGAAGAAGTCAAGTACCGTGCACATAGAAGAAAAAGAAATTCAAACCTCAACGGTGTCGAAGAAGAGAATGATGTCGAGGAGGAACTATCAGTTACAGGCCGTCGCAAATTAGCACGCGCCACCAAACGCAGAAAGACCATGCTTAAAATTGCTCGTAAAAGAGCATTAAAAAAGATGGCAAATAAACAGACATTATCCAAAAGAGCAAGGCGTTCTGCACGTGGTCAGTTCGCTGATAAATTAGCAGGTAAGGGCAATAAAAAGTCTGATGTATCTGTGGCAAAAAAGAAACAAATTGAAAAGCGCCTAAGTCAAGGTGGGTGGCAACAACGTATTGCTATCCTACAGAGACGTATGATGCCACAAAAGCGTAAGCAGGAGATTATGCGTAAGCGATGATTAGTTCATTTAAATCATATTTAGTCGAGGAAGAGAAGACAGTTTATTTTACCTTTGGTAGAATGAATCCGCCTACTATTGGCCATGAAAAACTTTTGAATAAGCTCGCCGCAAAAGCCGGTCGTAATCCGTATCGTATCTTTTTATCGCCGTCTCAAGATAAAGAAAAGAATCCATTAGACTATAGAACAAAAGTTAAGTTTGCTCGTAAAGCATTCCCTAAATATGCTCGATCTATTATGATGAGTCCAAAGGCTCGCAATGTAATGGAAGTTGCTACAGCAATCTACAACGAAGGATTTAAGAATGTTGTCATGGTTGTTGGTTCTGATAGAGTCAACGAATTTGAAGCACGACTTAATGCTGTAAATGGCAAGAAGGGTCGCCATGGCTTCTTTAATTTTCAAAAGATTTCAATTGTCAGCGCAGGTGAACGAGATCCTGAATCTGAAAGTATTACTGGAATGTCCGCATCTAAAATGCGTAAGGCAGCATCTGATAAGGACTTTACTGCATTCTCTCAAGGCCTACCTAAAAATGTTTCCAATCCAGATGCAAAGGCACTGTATAATGCAGTGCGTAAGGGCATGGGACTTAAGGAACAAAAAGAGTTTAAAAATCATGTTCAATTAAAATCAGTTTCCGAAAAAAGAGAAGAATTTGTTGAGGGTATGTTCCAACCTGGTGATAAGGTTGTGATTAAGGAAACAGAAGAGATTGCAACTGTTGTTCAACGTGGTGCAAATTATCTGGTTATTGAATCTGATGGTAAACAATATCGTAAATGGTTGGATGCGGTAGAGATTTTA